GACGAACCCTGCTGATGCGGATTTCTATTATGTAGAGATCAAGGCTAATTCAACTAATGACGAGCCATCGGCTACGTCGATTGGCCGAACCTCTGGCACGCAATTTATCCACGACGGATTTAGCGGTCAGATCACTAGATACTATTGGCTCCGATCGGTTGACCGATCAACTAATGCGAGCGCGTGGACTGCTGCTGGATCTGGCACGAGCATCTACCTAGCAACAGCAGATTTCAATAATAACATCGTGCCGCTAACGGCACTTGATACTAGCCTCCAAAATACGATCGCAGGCAAAGTCGACGAAACAGATTTCACAGTCACCATCGCTGACATCAATAACTCAGTTCAAGACATATTGGATGGCACCTATGTCAATCAAGTCGATCTGGAGGAAGTTAAAGAGTTTGGCCGACAACGAGACATAAACTCAGAGCAACTAGCCGAGGTTTTGCTTCGCACGACCTTAGATGCTGATCGACAAAACAGCGTTATTCGTGACGCAAGCATTACCGTCAACCCTGATACTGGCGAAGTCAGCATTCAGGCGCTCGATAATGTCTACAACGAGCTGGGATCCCGAATCGGAACCGCAGAGATTACGCTAAATGCACAGCAGGCCGAGATCAATCTAAAAGCAACGCAAACATACGTCAACGACCAGATCGCTTTGGCTCAGCTAGATGAAGTGACGTTCGAGGACTATATAGGCTTGGAGGCTAGACTGTCTCAGGCAGAGGTTGATATTGATGCGGCTGAATCAGCAATCCTTCTGAAAGCTGATTTAACCACGCTGACCGCAAGCGGGACCGGAGTATATGCCCGCCTTGATACCGCAGAGATTGACATTTCCGCGCTAGAAAACAGCATCACGTTAAAGGTTGATCAAACTGAATATGACGGGCTGGAAACTAGGGTTGGTGCTGCTGAAGTACAGCTTGAAACATTAGATGCTCCGACAATCACTTTAGCCGTCACAGACGTTCGCAAACTTAACAAAGAGATTGAAAACTTCAGTGAGCTGTCTTTGCAAGACATTCTCAACCTCTACAACACGAGAGAAGCTCTTCGAGAGGACATCGCATTCGCTCGTCTGTCTATTTCAGCAGATGTTAATGACAACCGTGAGGCAATCGCCACTCAAAGACTAGAGCTGTTATCGCTGATTGATAACAATACTGCGTCAATCATTAGTGAGCAGCAAACCCGAGCCAATGCTGATTCCGCGTTATCGTCTAGCATCACCACGTTGCAAGCGTCTGTCGGCACCAATGCGGCATCTATCGTAACTGAACAAAACGCTAGAGCTGATGCTGATTCTGCGTTAACAGATACGATCAACTTGCTAGATGCGCGAGTCGATGATGCTGAAGCAGATATTCTAACGGAAGCAAGCGCAAGAGCAGACGGTGATGCGGCACAAGCTCAAGTATCGCAAGCCTTATTAGCAAGATTTGATGCGAGCACTGCTGACACTTATAACGGATCAACGGCTTATGTAGTCGGTGACGAGGTTGTCCAGTCCGGCATTGTTTATCGATGTATTCTGGCAAGCACCGGCAATGCACCGCCGAATATAACCTACTGGGAAACGGTCGATACACTGACCTCGGTTATCAACTCAGAATCGACAGCTAGATCCACTGCAGATTCGGCTTTAGCCTCTACTCAGGATGCGCTGATTGTAAGTTTGGGCGCAACTGCGACTGATAACTATGACAACACAAAATCCTATGTCGCTGGCGATGGCGTTGTTCAGTCAGGAATAGGTTATATCGCGAAACAAGCAACGACCGGCAATGCTCCTCCAAATGCAACGTATTGGGAGCCGATGACTGACGTATCGGCCAGCATTACAAACATTGAACAAGCAAAGATCGGTTATGCGACCCTCGGCGGGGTGCCCTTTGATAATAACGGGACGATTGTTGATAAAGCATCAATGGATGTTTACAACGCATCGAATGACCCAGATGCAGTGTGGAATATTGGCTTGCCACTAGCTCAGGTTGTCAAAACTGTTCAAATTACTGATGGCACTGATACCGCCAGCATTCAGACATTGATGCAGGCACGTCGGACTTATGATGACGATTTAGAAGCCGAAGCCATATTCAAAATTGATGTTAATGGTCGGGTCTCAGGGTTCGGGCTTAGGTCTAGTGCGACCGATGCATCATTTAACATCACCGCAGATCGTTTCTTTTTATCTCCAGTCCCTGACTACAACCAAAATAGTCAGCCGGGATCTGGGACCGACGGAGATGTTTGGTACAAAGCAGACACTGGCGTCTTTTATATTTACGAAAGCGGTGCTTGGGTTCAGAGCAACCCCTCAAGCCCGTTCATTATTTATACGGCTGATCAAACAGTAAGCAAAGGCGGTGAAAATTACACTATCCCTAAAGGCGTTTATATTCAGGATGCCTTTATACAAAACGGGTCAATAACGACCGCAAATATTCAAGAAGCTGCTATCACGACGGCAAAGATTGATGATCTAAACGTCACCACTGGAAAAATTGCGAATCTAGCAGTCACAGAAGGCAAGATTACAGATCTGGCAGTTGATACCATAAAGATTGCCGGTAATGCGGTCAATGTCATCAGGTCTGCGACATCATCGTCAAGTTTTCAATTAACTAGCGGAACATGGACAACAATCGCATCCCTGACATTTACACCTGAGTCGGTGAATGGGGTTGCACAGCCGATCAGTCTAAAAGGGTTTTTCCCTTGGATCTTTAAAAATTCAGGGGGAACAATTACCGACGGCAATTTAGAGTTTAGATTTCGACGGGGCACAACAACCTTGACTAGCTTGCAAATTGGAGAATTCTTTTTTTATGTTGTGCTCGGATCATATACGGCTGTCGGAAATTATTACGGAACAGCAACACCTTTTTATGTCGACACTTCAACAACAGTTGCATCGAGAACCTACACATTAGAGGTTAAATACACGAAAGGAGCAGGAAATGGTTGTCGAATAGATGCAGGTGCAGTTCTTGAGGCGGTTGAGGTTAAGCGATGAAAAAATATATTATCTACAGCGATGATGGCGAGATCCTCAAGCAGATCCAATGCTTCCCACAAGAAGTTGAGGCTAATGTTCCTGACGGCTATACCTACAAAGAGTATTCTGGGGATGCAGTCAACAAGAAATTATCCAATGGTCGTGTAGTAAAAAAAGACATATCAGCACAGCCATTGAATCAAAATTATCGGGATCGAAGAAATTTCTTGCTGAATCAAAGTGACTGGACGCAGGTGCCTGATTCCCCGTTGTCCGAATCTGACAAAATAGCGTGGCGAGCATATCGTCAAGAATTGCGTGATCTGCCCCAGAATTATCCCGAAAATGTCCCTTTTGAGGATGTGGTTTTTCCAAATCCGCCCAATTAATGTAAACTCCAAAAATCACACGAGGCTCTAATCATGGCTTGGTACGACACTGGCACAGTATCAGTAACAAACGGCAGCACTGCGGTAGTAGGCAGCGGCACAGACTTCATATCGGCTAAGGTTCAGGTCGGTGAGGCTTTCTATGGGCCTGACGGCAAGATTTACGAGATAGCGGCTATTGTATCGTCTACCTCATTGACGCTAGCTGATAACTACCTCGGGACCACGCAGAGCGGTCAAACCTATAAGATCGTGCCGACTCAATCATTGGTTGCCGACCTAGCAACCAACGTCTCAACTCTGATTACTGATTTTGCTAACGTCCGAGACTTAGCTGGCGAAGGTAAATTTGACGATGGCACCGTAGCAGCGCCGGGGATTACCTTCAATCTTGATCAAGACAATGGTCTCTATCGCATCGGAGCTAATAACTGGGCGATGGCAGTTGGCGGGTCAAAGATCGTCGACCTAACCTCCACAGGCTTTAGCGTTACAGGCAACGTCGGGATTGGGACGGCGAGTCCTAATACACCACTTCAGGTTTCTGGCGCTAACTCTAGCACTAATACAGATGCTTTATTTAGCGTCCAAAAAACAACGGAAGGATACGGACTGTTCTCTGGCGTATTGGCTACAGGCGTTAGTTGGTTACAAGGCGGTACGTCAGATGATTTGACTTATTACAATTTAGCGTTACAGCCTAACGGCGGCAACGTCGGGATTGGGATTACGAGTCCGGGAGTTAAGCTCCACGTCGAAGGAGATACAAATTCCAATGTCATGGTCGTCAATAACATCGGCACAGCGCCTAACTATATTTTTGACGTTCGTGACGATGGCGTTTCTCAGTTTAGGGTTGATCCAAACGGCAACGTCGGGATTGACGCTACTCCTAGTTCTTGGGGAAGCATATTTAAATCTTTAGACATAAGAGGATCCTCTGTTTCTTCTACTACAGCAGGGGCACTTGTCCAATCTGGAAACGCTTACTACAACGGAACAAACTGGATATATAAAGTTGATGGGCCTGCAACAAGGGTTGAGTTAAATGCTTCAACATCTGGCTCAGTCTGGTATACCGCTGCATCAGGCACAGCAGGTTCCGCTATAACTTGGTCGGAGTCCATGCGCATTGATGCAAGCGGCCACGTCATTGCGCCTTATGGAGTGACACTAGGCACAGCAGCAGGCACCTACAACGCAGCCAACACGCTGGACGATTATGAAGAAGGGACGTTTACTGCGACTTTAACAGGCGGCACTTCTCAACCAACGCCACAAAAAACAGGCAATGGTTACTATACTAAAATCGGAAGATCAGTAGAAATTACGATCGCTTTTGAAAACGTGGACACAACAGGTTACGCAGGAAGCGTAGATGTAACTGGAGTGCCTTTTGCAAATAATTATGGACGCGCAATTCTTAGTGTTGGCTCCTATAGTTTAGCTACATGGTCTAGCCAGTTAATAGCAGTGATGCAAAATGGTACTACCTCAGTTGAACTTCTAGACATTAATTCAGGAGGTGCTTGGGCCGATGTCGAGCACTCAGCAGGAACAACCAGATATCTTTGGATAAACGGGGTTTTTCAAACAAACGATTAATTATCTCAAGTGGACTCTTGAGACGGACTAAAGGAGAAAGACAATGGCATTAACAGAAAGAACAGTCGAAGACAAAATTGAAATCGTCGGAGACTACAAGCACGTTCAGGTACGCACAGCAACCATTATTGAACGAGATGGTGTTGAGATTTCACGATCTTTTCATCGTCACGCATTAGCACCAGACGCAGACATCTCAGGTGAATCTGCTGAGGTTCAAGCGATCTGTAACGCTGTCTGGACACAAGAAGTCAAGGACGCTTACGCGGCGCACGTAGCTTCTCAAGGAGCTAACTAATGGATCTAATCTGGGACATCTTTAACTGGCTGACAGCAACAGTAACCTTGGCATCAGTAGTTAGTGCTATGACACCTACGGACAAGGACGACAAGATTGTAGCTAAGCTCAAGCAGTTCGTTGACCTATTAGCGGTCAACATTGGCCACGCAGCTAAGAAATGAACTTGGAAGAACGCAACCTAGCCTTAGATGCCCTCGAGCGTATCGCGAAACATGAGAAAGAGTGCGGCGAACGTTGGGCAGAGGCGGCTGCGTCTAATGCGGCGATTGTTGTTGAACTGCGCGAATTAACGAAGAAGACCGACAACCATGCGACCCGTTGGGAGCGTTTAGCTTGGTTGATCATCACGACAGTGCTATCCGTAGGGGTAGCCGTAATTGTTAAAACATGGAGTTGAGAGGGGATATGAGCAAGATTATTTTAGAAGACAAGGAATACGAACTCGACGAATTAAAGCCAGAGACTCAAGCGAAAATCGCTCGGATGCAGGAACTAAACAATCAGATCAAGTCGTTCAATCAGCAAATCAGCGAGATGCAAGTTGTCTTTCAAGCCTACGTCACAGCGGTGAAGGAAGAAATCAATGGAAGTATCGGACAACTCGACGATAACTCTGCCGATCCGTAATCTAACGGAGGCCAAGTGATGGAAACCGTCGACTTCATAGTCAGTCTTTGGCCAATCGCTGCTGGCGTGTTCATCCTAATCCTAACAATAGGGAAGATCCTCAACCGCTTAGACGTCCTCGAATCTAAAATGATTGAGGCGTGGAAAGCCATCAATGAGTTACTCAGAAAATGATCGAACAACTCATTGCCCCGGTGACTGGTCTACTCGACAAATTCATTGAAGATAAAGACCAAAAGGCGAAACTAGCACATGATTTGGCTACTATGTCTGAGCGATATGCTCAAGAATTGGCTCGAGCGCAGCTTGACGTTAATAAAGCAGAAGCATCTCATCACAGCCTTTTCGTTAGTGGCTGGAGGCCTGCTGTTGGTTGGGTTTGCGTATTGGGTATGGCCGGAAATTTCATGGTTATACCGTTCGCCAACTTTGTTCTCGCTCTAGCTAAGATTGACGTTGCCGTCCCCATGATTGATACTGCGACGATGATGCCCGTACTAATGGGCATGTTGGGATTGGGAACCCTGAGAACCTACGAGAAAAAATCGGGGGTTGATAGGAAAAAATAGGGGGCCGAAGCCCCCATGTAATGGTCATGGCTGGTTGCCCGCAACGTTTCTCCCTAATCCCCTCGCCGTTGTGCGCCGGTTCGATCCCGGCGATGACCACTGTTTTGCTAGCCAGTCAGTCGAAATCGATGACAATGGCATATCAACAGCCTTGCGGTCTTTATCCCTGCAACTCTTGCAGATCGGTTCTAAGACTCTGACCGCTAGCCTGCAAATGGCTCCGCAAAAGCGGCATTTCTGCCTCACCTTAAAACGGTATATCGTCATCAAAATCCTCCGTTTTGGACTGTGATTTTTTCTCTTGCTTGTAATCATCGATCACAACGTTGAGCTTGCGCGGCTTGTTAGGATCAATCTCATAAGGCTTTTTGACCTGAAGATTGACCCATTCCTCGTTTTTATACTCCTGCAAAGCATGACCCAACATTTTCACGTTGATTGACACATTGCACACTACAAAGTCGGGTGCGCGTTCGTGTGCTGCACTTGCGAATACTCCAGACAAGTATTTTTTCTCAGACATTTTATTCTCCTGCTGTCTGTTTAAGTTTTTCGATCTTTTCAAGCAAGATCTTTAGGTGCTCATGTAACCCGTTTATGTAATTGTCATCACGGTAAACGGTTACGATGAGAGGTTTAATGCCGGGATGGTAAGACATAAAGTCCCATCGGTCTGTCTCACACAGCCAAATACAGCCCTGCACTTGTGGGTAGTATTGCGGCGGACATTTGTCGGCACTTAGATACTTCAGATGATTTTTGGCGGCTGGGCATTTGACCTCAAGATGCATCCGATCTGGCGAGCATCCGATGGTTTCCTCATCGTTAGTCACGAATCCGATCACTTCGGTCTCAACGTCCATCACGAATTCATAAGCCCGCACTGCTACGGGTTCGAGTTCGGTGCCTCGACGCATCCAATCATTGACGGGGATTTCTGCCCGCTGACCGGAGATAATTTCTCCAGCCAGCTCGAAGGCATAATCATTTAGCGCGGTTGCTGCCTTGCCCGTCGATGTATACACATCCTTGAACCTTGAAGCGGTTGGCATCCCAAGGCGCAGGTTTAGCCACGCCTCGGTGCCTTGCTCAACATCATGCACTCGCATTCTGTTTTCTCCGCTTAGTCTCTAGCAAAGCAATGGCCTCCATAGATTGTGCTGAGTTCAGACTTTCGATCTTAGTCACGCCATAGTTTTGACAGAGTTTAGATTCGTCGGAGGATGTTTGCTTGATCAACTCTCGGATGATGTGTTGATCCTCGGGGCTGCAAAGGACCGGCATGGCGCTCTGTGCGTCATCGTCAACGGCTTGCAATCCGAAGATGGACACCAAGGCGTATCGGCGGGCATAGGTAATCGCACTGCCTGCGGCTTGCGGGTCACGCTTAGCTAGCGGCAAAACAAACTCGTGCTCTATAAACTCGCCAGACGAGTGGATGACTCGCGTGACTACTCCAACGCTGTTTTCGGTGCTGTGCGGAAATTGCATAAACCAAATGTCGTGCTGCAGCAAAACATCTTTAAGCGCCTCGATTGTTTGATTGACATCAGCATATTTGCTATTGAAAAACGGGTTATTGGAATCCTTGACCAAAGGCCGGATCTTCGATGCAGCTTCTAACAAAGCTGCGGTTAGGTTCGTGA